TTGTTTTTACTATCAATATAAATGTGTTTATCAATAGGTGTTGCTTTTAAACGGTCATAATATATATTTGCTAATCCACCAACTGTGGTATCAAATTCATGTTCTAATTCTTTTTTATCTAATATTTTATCACTTTTAAGGTCTTCAATAGTGGCATATAAATTAACAGCGATAACATTATTGATTGTTCTTTCACCACATTGATTAAAAACTATTTTAACTTGGTTACCATATAACATTGTATCTAAATGTAAATCACCTAAACAATTTTTTGTTTTACCCATTTTATTTATATCTTTAACCATTTTAAACCCATTTTGTTCAACAAGTTCAAAATAGTAATCAGCATCACCACCAGTTTTTAACCTTTGTACAACACTAAAAAATTTGGCTGTAGGGTTCTTATCAAAAAGCGGTTTTAAAGATATAGGGGCCTTTTCTTGTCTAGCCTCTTCAATATATTGTTCTAAAGCTTTATATTGTTTTTCTGTTAAAATTATTTTTTTCATATTAATTTTATTTATAAATATCTGTTAAACTAAAAATCCCCAATAATTGGGGATTTTATTATTTTAATGGTATCTCACCAGATTTCATTTTATTTTTTAATTGGTCACCAGAAACACTTGTTGTTCGTTTACCTTTTGAATTAGAAGTAGTTTGTTTTGTTTTCATCTCTTCTAATTGTTCTTCTTTTTGTTTATAATCTTTAGTTAATAAACCTAAAAAATATCTTCGTTCATAAGTAGGCATTGCTAAAACATCTGAATAACTAATATTTTTCATATGTTGAGTACAAATCCAGATTTCTTCCAACAATGGTATTTTATAATTTGATGTTAGGCCAAAAAAATCGCATGTTAAGCGGAAGAAAGGTGGCAATAGACCCACCTCCAGGAGTCTTAACGGTTATATTTAAATCAACACCACTTTCTATTTGTGATGAGTAATCACTTATTGCTTTTCCATCACCAACTCTAATTGAGTTAGCAAAGTCTTTAATAACTTGTCTATTTCTATCACCGTTAACTTCAACAATCATTCTTTCTAAAGTATAAGTACTAGAACTATCAACTGGAATGTTATTTGCTTTATCAGCCTCAACCATTCTTTCAATATTATCCACATCACCACATGTTAAAAATTTAAATTTAATTTTAGATTTGGATAAAGGAAGTGTAAAATCAAACAATCCTTCAGCATCTGGTTCAGCGCCAAGATTTTTTGTTTTAAGGTCTTGTAAATTAATATCAGTATCAAAAGGGTTACTATTTTCATCATAAATGGTAACTGGATACATTTCACCATAACCAGTAGCTCTTAACCAAATCATAATAGCATTTCTATCACCAACTGTTAAATCTTTATATCTTAAACTTGGTTCTAGTATCTTTCTATTTATCAATATCTCTAAAAATTCACCACTTGCTAATAAATTAGGGCTACTAAGAATATTTTCATCAGCTGTTGTCATATAAGCAATTTTGATGTTAGCTTTTTTACTAGGGTATAATTTACCTTGTGATGGTAATGGAATAACATCAAATGGTGCGTTATAGTTAGGTTGACTAATTTCAGCAATATAAGGGTTTATATTTGAAGGGTTTTGACCATAGTTCTCAAAATTATTAGTTGGAGGAACTGATGGAGGTGTTGGTGGTATATAATTATCATTATAATTATTAGATACACTTTGTGTATTTTGATTCATATTTTGTTGTGTATTAGGTTGATAAAACCCAGAATTGGTATTCTGATTATTATTGTTTCTAGCCGCTGATTCGTTAGCCATTTGTTGATACTTAATAGTGTTTTCTTGATTCTTTCGTAACTGTTCATCACGAAGTCTCATTTGTTCATTATTTATTGAGTTAGTATCATTATTATCAGATAAATAAGGGTTAGTTACAGTACCATTATTTTTTAAATCAGATAATTGTTTTTCTGTTCTAAGCCTCATTGCTTCTACAGCATCATAATGTACTTTTGGTGTATCTTGTTGTGTGGCTGCTGAATGATATATCTCGTTAGTTGCTTGTGCTTTTTCAGCTTCAAAAGCAGCTATTTTAGCTTCTTCAGACTTACGTGCATTCATTTGTTCTTGGGTAGGGAATACCTGTGGTTTTTTATCCATATTAAAACTTATTAATTATTTTTATTATAACACTATAGATAAATATATATTAATACGTTTTTTTGTAAATAGAAAGCATATAAAATAAAAAACCACCCATAAGTATTAATTATGGATGGTTAATATTTTAAATATTATTATACTATTTTACTGTTGCGTTTCTATCGATTTTAACATCTTTAATAAAAATAGGATTATTAAAATCAAATTTACCGTATCTTTCAAGTATTTTGTCTTTAATAATATTATTAAACATAATAGCATTCTTTGCATCGATAGGGATGATAACACCTCTGTCACCACCAGACATACTCCTTACTTGAATTGTAGGTATATCAAGAATAAACGGTGGTGTATATTTATCACTTTGTTTTTTTAAATTACCAACCATATCAATATCAAAGCTTAATTCACCATCATTGAACAAAGACGGTGCTAATACATTGTTTATACTACCTCTAACAGTTAATTTTATAGAATCTTTTAAGTTTTTTTTATCAAAATCAACAAATTCATGTCTTATTTTATATTTCTGAATAAGATATGATAAATTAGAGCCACCATGATTTGGGTTAAACTCTTTAAAAAAATCACCTAAATTTTTCATTGTTGTTATTAGAGGTTCTATTTCATTATCTTTAAAATAATATATGTTAATATCATCCTTTAAAAAAAAATATTCATGTTTTTGATTTAAACCTTTAAATTTTAAACCATCTCTTATTTGTCTTTCTTTAGAATAATCAATTATTTTTTCTTTTCTTTCTTTATCTAAATTATAATACTTAGAATCAAATTGACCCCTATCATATTCGTTAAGCAATCCTTTAGATTCTAGATATCTTGCTTCAGCCAATAAATTAGCTTTTTCTAAATTGTGTTTTTTATCAAATCTTCTCATAATTATTTTTTTTATTAAACTTTATAAGTGTTTAATTATCAGATAGTTATTAAAACAGCAATATAGCTCTGTCAAATCTTAATGTTGCGGTAATCTCAGCAATACCATCATCATCCATTGATAAATCACCAAATGATACGTTTGTTAACATAGTTCCATCTAATAACCATTTCTCAATAACAACACCAGTCGGGTCAAGCATTTCAAGGTCAACAGGTCTTTTGTAACCAGCTGCGTATCCTTGACGACCTGTAATTGATTCTGAATGTAAACGTACCCATTCCATAATTGCTTGTGCAGCAGAAGGACCAATTGGGTCACGGAATGTTACATCAATTGATTCCCATGTAAATCTACCAATAACCCATGTAGATGTATTTAAGAACGGAATCTCAACCTCTTGTTGTGAAATTGAAGGTCTTGATGCTGATGATAACCACCACTGTTGGATACCAAGGTCAGCTGGGAATGTAAGTAACCAACGATTCTTTTTCTTAGGTTCGTATGGTAAGGGCATTTTCATTAATAAGTCAGCCATTGTGATATTTTTTTAATTTTGTGTTATTTTTATTTTATTTACAGATAAATATTAGTATCTTTGTTAATAAATATCTATAAATGGAAAATAATATAAAATATAAAGATTTTTTTTTAAATAATAATAAATCTGGTTGGAAAACCTGTGAAGATAAATTAAAAAATAAATTTATAGATATATTCAATGAAGTTATTAAATATTCTGAAAAATATTCATTATCTAACTATTCATTTAAAGAAAAAATATGGTTTTTTATAAATAATGAAACAATACAACCTAAATGTTTAGAATGTGATAAGTTATTGAAATTTGGTAAATCATTAAATAATGGTTATGGTAAATATTGTTCATTAAAATGTACCAATAAAAATAATAACCATATTGAAAAAGTAAAAGAAACAAATAAAACCATATATGGTGGTGCTACACCATTTTTTTCGGAAGAAGTTAAATTAAAGACTATAAAAACCAATATAGCTAGGTATGGTGTTGATAATGTTATGAAATTGGATAGAGTTAAAGCTATCTTTAAAGAAGGTTCAATTAAAAAATATAATACCGAATATCCAGCACAATCTAAATCTAGCAAAATTAGAATTGAAAATAAAGAAAAATATGTTAAAATAAATATATTAAATAATGAGAATGGATTTTATACTGTTAAATGTAATACATGTAATGAATTAAGTGAATTTAACAATAATGAATTAAACTATAGGTTTAAAAATGAAATACCAATTTGTAAAACCTGTGTTGATATAAAAAACAATATAAGTTATCCAGAAAATGAAATAATTGAGTTTATTAATTCATTAAATACTATAACTATTAAAAGTAATAGAAAAATACTTAATGGTAAAGAATTAGATATATACCTACCATCACATAATTTAGCTATTGAGTATAATGGATTATATTGGCATTCTGAAATTTATAAAGATGATAAATATCATTTAAATAAAACAAATGAATGTGAAAAATTAGGAATACAACTAATACACATTTTTGAAGATGAATGGTTAACTAAAAAAGATATTGTTAAATCAAGATTAAGCAATATTTTAGGTGTAACTTCAAATAAAATATTTGGTAGAAAGTGTGTAATTAAAGAAGTATCTTCTAAAAATTCAAAATTATTTTTAGATAATAATCATATTCAAGGAAATGTTAATTCAACAATTAGATTAGGATTATATTATGGTTCTGAATTGGTTAGTTTAATGACGTTTGGTGGTCTAAGGAAATCATTAGGGTTAAACCATAAAGAATATTCGTATGAATTAATTAGATTTTGTAATAAATTAAATACTACTGTTATTGGTGGTGCTGATAAATTATTAAAAAATTTTATTAAAGACTATAAACCTAAAGAAATAATTAGTTATGCTGATAGACGATGGAGTCTAGGTAATTTATATGAAAAATTAGGATTTAAAAAACATAACAATACCAAACCTAATTACTTTTATATAAATAACATAAAAAGAGAAAATAGGTATAAGTATAGAAAAGATGTTTTAGTTAAAGAAGGATATGACCATTCTAAAACTGAACATCAGATTATGTTAGATAGGGGTATATATAGAATATATGATTGCGGTACTATAAAATATATTAAACTAATTCCTTAAGATTAGTTAAAGCATCTAACCCTAACATATCTTTTAAACCATTTTTTGTTGCTAAATAATTATAATCATCAATTATAGTTTGAGCATTATTTGCTAACTTAATTTTAATTTCTTCATTTCCACTTTTATCAGATAATAATTTAACTAAATCTTTTAATTTATTTTTATCTTCTAGTGTATTTTTTATTTTTAATATTACATCTTTATTTTTTAAATCAGACTCACCTTTTATTTTATTTAAACCAGTAAGTGGTATTTTTATTAATTTAGAAAACCCCATAAGTATTTCATTAACATTTTCATTTAATATATTATTTGATAAACGAGCATGTTGTTCATGTAATAATATTTTATTATATTGAGATGATGTTATTATAATTTTTTTCATAATCATTTGTTTATATATAAATATTACAAAAAACAAAAAACCCCCAATGTTGGGGGTTTTAAGTTAATTTTGTAATTTATTATTGATTACTATTCAAATTTGCACCGTAACCCATTACGTTAAATTCCATTTCGATGAATTCTAACACTTTTGTAGGTTTCAAATAAATTTTACCAGTTAATTGATTTCTATCGAAATCTTCTGGACTATTTGAAAGAACAACTTTGAAATCGTATAGACCTCTATTGGCTCTAATATTGTCCAATATTGGATTAACTTGACTTAAGAATTGATTTCTAACAATTGCATCATTTTGCTCAAACAATAGGTTTCTACCAACAGCAGTAACCATTTTTATTGCGTATAGTAAAAGTCTTCTAACATTTACTCTATTAAGAGCTGAATCAGCTATTTGAAGTGTTTTATTACCCCAAATGTATCTATTACCTTCAAATGTTGCAATTGGATTAATTCTTCCTTCATATAATGTATCTCTATCACCTTGTGTAAGAACTTTTCTAGCTTGAATAACAAGTCCATCTGCGTTACCAATATTACCGCGATTAACACCAGCAGCAGCATACCAAGGATATCCATTAGAGTCATTTATAGCTAAATCAGCAATAACATAACAAGTAGATGGAAGCCAAATTTGTTGGTCTGTCACTTCATCAACCATTTGAATCCATGGCCAGTAAGTACATGTAAAGCTACTATCATATAAACCGTCAATTTGATTTACAACTTCTGTAGCTGTTAAGTTAGTACCATCAACATTATCTGGTGTTGTCATTACATATAATGAATCTGCTCTATCGTTTTCAACCATATCAATTGTAGCTTCAACTAAATTTGTGTGGTTAAAACAATCAATACCTGGGGTAGCAAATACATTGATATTTGTTGCTTCTGGGTTTTTAAATGTCCAAATAGCTTCTAAAAATGCATAATAATCAGAATTTAAACCAATACTACCATCAGATAAGGTAATCTTTTTAAATGTTTCTCCGTTATTAAATCCAGCAACACCATAAGTACCATTTACTGTGTATTTATCTGTATTACTTCT